GGTCGCGCCAGGAATTCGCCGATCGCACGCGCGGCAAACCAACGCCGACGCAGGAGGAAAACGATCTCGCGGCGTGCGGCCAGCATTTCCACATGCACGAGGACGATGGCAGCGGCCCCGATCCGTACGCGAAACATGCGGAGCCGACCGCGGGCGCGCCGTATCACACGCGCCAGTCGACGCCACGCCACGCGCCGCCGCCGCCGTCTCGGACGACTCGCGAGTAGCAAGTGGCTTCGCCACGCGCCGTGATTTCCCGCGCACTGCGGGCGGTCCTGCGCGCGGTCGAAGGCGGTTACAGTCCCGGGCCGTATTACGTGCCCTACAGTGGGGGCTGGCTCCCCGCCGGAACCAGCCCCAACTATTGGCAACTCGGTCAGGACGTGCTGCCGACGCCGACACGCTCGGCGATCGTCGAAGCCTGCATATCGGCATACTCGCAAACGGTGGCGATGTGTCCCGGCGATCATTGGCGCACCAAAGACAACGGCGGGCGCGAGCGCGTCACCACGTCGGCGCTGTCGCGTCTCTTGCGCAGTCCCAATGATTATCAGTCGCCTTCCGATTTCCTTCTCAATCTGACGCGCCAGCTTTATCAGGAAGGCAACGCTTATGCTTTGGCGCTGCGCAACGCGCGCTTCGAGGTCCAAGAATTTCATTTGATGGATTCGTTTCTGTCGCGGCCGATGCTCGCATACAACGGCGAAATTTTTTATCGGCTGTACGGCAATCAGGTGATCGAGCGGCGGCTTGAGAATCAGGCGATCATTGTTCCGGCGCGCGACGTCCTGCACGTCAAGCTGCACGCCGACCGCAGCCGCGCGAATCCGTTCCCGCTATGGGGCATGACGCCGCTGCTGGCGGCCTTGATCGATATGGGCGTGGCCGGGGCGATCAGCGAACAGCAACTAAACTATTATCTCAATCAAGCGCGGCCGAGCGCGGTGTTGCAGACCGACCTTGTTCTCGACAAGGATCAAGTTCAGGCGCTGCGCGACAGGTGGGACGAACAGTCGCGGGGATTGAGTCAAGGCAAGACGCCGATCCTGACCGCGGGCCTCAAGGTTCAACCCTGGCAGTCAACCGGCAAGGACACCGAGATCGCCGAAGTGTTCAAACTGTCGGTGCAGAATATCGCGCTGGCGTTTCGTATCCCGCTGCAAATTCTCGGCCTCGGCGGTCAGACGTTTTCATCGACCGAAGCCCTGATGCAATTCTGGATCGCGACCGGGCTTGGTTTTGCGCTCAATCATATCGAGGACGCGTTCGGCTTGTTGTTCGCCCTCAAGGGGCAACCCGATGAGTATGTCGAATTCGACACCGGCGCGCTCTTGCGATCAGCGCAAAAGGATCGCCTCGAAGCGCTCGCCCGCGGTGTGCAGGGCGGAATTTTCTCGCCCAATGAGGCCCGCGCCCAGGAGGGTCTGCCCGCCGTGAAATACGGCAATGAGCCCAGGGTGCAGCAACAGGTCGTCCCGCTGTCGGCTGCCGCCGCGATCCCATCGGCGCCACCGTCGCCGAGCGCGCCGCCGGCCCCAAGCGACGACGACAGCAAACCGCCGCCCGATGACAACAAGGATCATTCCGATGCCGTCAAACGGGAAGTCAGAAACCTCCTTGCTTCCGCCTCAAGAGTCCGGCGGCATTTTAATTGACGCCTGGCGCGAAGTTCTGGCCGAGGTTCTCGAAACCCAGCGGCACGAATGGAGTCGCGAGCGCGAACTGATCGAGTCACAGGCGCGCATGCTAATCGCCGAGCTGCGCGCCCAGATCGTCACCATGCGCGCCGAATTCACGGCCGCAGTCGAGCAACGCTTGAAGGAGATTCAAAATGAAGTCAGGAACGGCAAAGACGGCGCGCAAGGCCCGCAAGGTGAACCCGGGCCGCAAGGCGAGCCGGGGCCGCAAGGTATTGCCGGCGCGGCGGGCGAACCCGGTCCGCAAGGCCCGCCCGGGGCGCGCGGCGAGCAAGGCGAATCCGGGCCGCAAGGTGAAAAGGGCGCGGCGGGTGAGCCTGGATTAGACGGCGCGCCAGGACGCGACGGCGCCGACGGTGCGCAAGGCCCGCCCGGGGCGCGTGGCGAACGTGGCGAGATCGGCCAGCCCGGCGAGCGCGGCCAGCAAGGCGAACCCGGGCCGCCCGGCGAGCCCGGCCAGAACGGTGCGCCGGGCGTTCCAGGCCCGCCCGGCGAACGGGGCATTCCCGGCCCGCCCGGCGAGCCCGGCCAGGCCGGCGAGCGAGGAGTGATCGGATCGCCAGGCCCGCCAGGCGCGCCAGGCGAACCCGGACCGATCGGATCGCCAGGCCCGCCAGGCGAACGCGGCGCCAAAGGCGATAAGGGCGACCCCGGCGACCCCGGCGAACCCGGCCGATTGCCGCCCGTCAAGGACCACGAGCCGAACCGGGTGCACTATGCCGGCGCCGTCGTCGCCTTTGCGGGCGGTACCTTCCAGGCGCGCAAAGACACCGGACAATCGCCGGTCAATCTTGAGGATTGGATTTGCCTTGCCGCCGCCGGCCGCGAAGCCCGCACGCCGGTGCCGCGCGGCACCTACGATGCCGAGGCGACCTATCTAGCGCTCGATATCGTCGCTTTGAACGGCGGATCGTTCATTGCGCTCCACGACGAACCGGGCGCGTGCCCGGGCGCCGGCTGGCAATTGCTGACGCGGCAAGGCCAGCGCGGCATCGCCGGCCAGCGCGGCGAGCGCGGCGATCGCGGCGAGCGCGGTCCCGCTGGCGCCAACGGCGAACCCGGCAAGCGCGGCGATGCGTGGCCGCGCATCTCAAGCTGGCGGATCGATCGCAAGGCGTATCAGGCGATCCCGATCATGTCGGACGGGGGCCAAGGGCCGGCGCTCGAACTGCGCGAACTGTTCGAACAGTTTCAGGACGAGACCACCTGATGGCGGATCGCATCATCAAAATACTGACGCCGGCCGACTCGTTCGCGCTGATGACGCTCGAAGAGGCCAAGACTTTGCTCGGCAAGTCTTTGACCGACACGTCGGAAGATCCATTGTTCACGATGCTGATCGATATCAATTCCGCGACGGTGGCGCGGCTATGTAATCGCGTGTTCGCGCGTGAGGAAGTGCACGAGGAATGGCGCGAACTCAACGGCGGTCATCGCATCTTTCCGTCGCACTGGCCCATCAAGGAGGACGATATCGAAAGCGTCGAGTCGGGCGGTGTGGTGCTCAGCGCCGGTGTCGACTACGAACTTGAGGAAGAGTCCGGCAAGATCGAAACCTTCAACGGCGCGTTTGCCGAGCCGGTCATCGTCACCTATTGGGGCGGCAACGAACTCCCCACCGACGCGCCGCTGCCGCTCAAGCAGGCGCTGTCGCTTCTTAACCTGCAATCAAGCCTGCTTGCATCGCTTGGCAATCTCGCCGGCATCCGCAGCATCGCCCACAAAGAGGCGCGGGTGCAGTTTTACGACCCGTCGCACATCTTGGGAATCGCGCTCGGCTCGTCAGGTTCATCGGTCGGCGCCGCGATCAACAACATCCTGTCGCGATACATCCATTACGAGGTTTAGCCATGCTGACGCTCGACGTTGAGAGCGCCGGCTTCGCGCGGTCGATCGAGGACATGGCCGCGAAGCTCAAGGCGCTGCCTGACGATATCGTCGCCGAGATTCGCGAATGGCAGCGCACCGATCTCGGCCTCAAGACGTCGCACGTACGTGCGCGCAAGGGTGGGCGGCGATCGGTTTCGGTCATCTGGCCGCGACGTCGTCTCGGCTACCCGTATCAGCCGACCGGCAATCCGCGCGGCCGTCCCAAGGGGCGCCATCGTCCCAAGGGGCGCCACCATTTCCTCGGGCCGCGGCGCCCGGTGCTGCGTTCGGAATTCGCCACCATGCTGATCAACCGTTTGCAGGGAGTGTTGGACAAGATCAAATGGGAGTGAATTACGCCACCCTGATTTACAATCCGGCGTTCGCCATGTTCGCGCGGCCGGTGACGTTCAACCCGCTGGTCTCGCAGCCGGGTGTGGCCGCTTATGCGGCGCGCGGCATCTATCATTCCGATCTTCAAGTTCTGGCGCTGCTCGACGGTTCGACCTACACCGATCAGCAAACCTCGATCGATGTTCTCGACTCCGAATTTCCGATCAAGCCGCAACAGGGCGATC